TGAAGCCACAATCTCACGACCGCCTCGTATAACTTCACCCATGGATCTGGGCACATGAAATGCTTGTTCCATGAATCCAGGAAAACTTTCATTGACTTGATCGGCAATGCTGTTGTATAACTGCACGGCCATTTCTCGACTCCAGGTCATGTTGCCGGCTTCAATTTCAGGTTTCAGCACAGGATAGGCCGAGAAGTAACACGAGTCTGTGTCACCGTAGATGATGGCTTCGCCTACATGGTCGTATACACCAGTGATACATTCGTTGACATAGGCATCCATGTGTCGAGCAATAGCACGACCTGTGAGTGTGGTACTTTGTCCAATACGTTTGTCAAAGAATCTGCAACCGGGATTCAAGATGGCACCATACAGGCTGTTCAAGTTGATCTTCTTAACAAGTTGTCGCTTGTCCCAGTATTCTTCATCTTCGGGCGTGGTACATTCTTTGAGCTTGGCCTGCATGTCTTTGCGTTCAGAATACCAGCGTTTTAACAAGCCAGGAATCACTGCTTCACGTTCATAGGTAAAGATTGTTCCATTGGCAGTGATCATCCAGGGCTGGTTTGAATCAAAGATCATGTGCCAGACCTCATAGGCACTGTGTACACTTTCTTCACCATCTTGCCAATCTATGGTGATCTCTGTGCCACGTTGTTGTTCCATCACAGCAGTATATTCCAAACTACCAAACACACCTTCCCAAGCCGCAGCAAAGCTGGCACCACCACGCATTTTGTCAGTGATGTAACGTTCAGTCATGATGGGTCTAAGTTGCCCTACAATGGTTTCGGGTCCCATGTTGAGTGCTCGAATGGCACTTGGATACAAACTGTTGATGTCTATGCTTCCGACATACTCGTGTATGCCCTTGCGTGGATAGGCCACATAAGCACCTGCGGCCTGTGTGTCTTCGTCACTGTAGCGTTCTTTGCGATTAGGCACAACAAGCCCACGCTCGTGTGCTTCGTTGATGATGGCCTGTTCAGTCACGGCCACAGCACCCATGGTGGTCTGTAGCAACACAGTGTTCTCATGTGCTAGGGTATTTGCCAAGTCCAAGAATTTGAGCTTCTTGTCCAGCTGAGCTAGGCCATTGACATCTTGGCGGTTGTACTCAATGAAGCGTTTGAAGTTTTGATTGTATAACGCATCCAAAGTGCCTTCAAACTTGGTCTTGCCTTCAAGCCCTTCGTATTCAAGAATGGCATCCAAACTATAACTGTGACGTTCTTCATAGGTATACTTGCGATATAACTGCATATAGTCCATGTGTACACGACCAATCAAGTCGTAAGTCTGGCTCTCATTGCCAAAGCGTTCAAAGGTACGGCCCTTGGGATACTGATTCCACAGGCAGAATCTACGTGTGTCATCTTTTGACAGCACACGGGTCACACGATTCACTGTGTAAGGGATATCATAGCCCTCGCTGTTCCATCCACTGAGTGCATCGGCATCTTCGATGACATCCAGGAATGTGTTTAGCATGTCTTCTTCACGCTCGAACAACAAGGTATCCGAAAACTCTGCACAGATTTCTTGTGCAGTTTCCCAGGTCATGTGCTTGGGCGGCACTACCAAGGTAATCAAACGTCCTACCCAGCCCAGGTATACACTTATTGCCGTGATGGGGTTGAATGGATCTTCGGGTGGACTGAATCCACGATCAGAGTCAAAGTCTACTTCGATGTCGAAGAACGCTACGTTTAGTTTGGGACCATCTTGGCCCTTGTAGTTTTCTTCCAGGCAACGGAATATGGGATTGATGTCGCTCTCATACAGTTGCTTGCCGCTTTGTATGCGGATCTCTTTGCGGAACTCTTTGTTGTTTCTGGTACTGAAACGGCTGACCGGATTGCCATAGATGCTGACAAACTTGCCGCGTGGATCATCGTAATAGAACACATAGTTGGCCGGATACTCCTGATAGCGGCGTTCGCCATCTCTGCGTTCAACTACATGTATGCGATCGTGTTCACGATCAAATAGTGCGTCAATATAACTCAATGCTTTCTCCAGTTATGGCTGGCTTGCCATGATTCATGTTGCTTACGGCAACGACTCGCTGTTAATAGTAACAGTACTTATAGTGTTTTGCCTACCGTAGTCAAGATTTGTTCCAACAACTCATGATCCTGTTGCTCGCGGCCGAACTCGGCCTTGTGTGCCAAGCGAATAGCTTTCTTGAGAACATTGGGTTTTATCTCCAACTCTTCGGCGATGGCCTTGACTGTATCGTTGAGGCCACCTGTGAGTGTTTCAATCTCGTGCATGACCTGCATGCCTTCATTGATCACCTGGTTTAGTTTTTTGGTTTGTTCTGTGTTGAAGTTTTTGGTTGCCATTGGGTTTCTCCTGTTATTCTCATAATTATACAGGATCTATTGGAAAAGTCAAATATGTTTGCTCACTTTTGGCTCAGCGGTAGCGAATCGCGTTACCAGCCCAGCAGCCGGGCATCTGGTCCTAAGGCCAAATCCTATTTGCGTCCAATTACCATGTAACGAGTGTATTCGGTTTCAGGATCACGCAGTTGCATGCGGCCATGATACAGGACTTCGCTGAGTGGGAAACGATCCACTATGTCCTGTGTGCTGGAAAAACTGCGATTAGGATCATGATCACGACCTTGCATGACCACAAGCGTGCCCGCGGGTATGTTTAAAAACCAGGCTCGGCCTGGCATGTCAGTGAGACTGGTATTGATAACACAGCCCGCATTGCCAAGTTGTCTATAATCTAATTTGTTGGCATCGGTCAGCATGTATTCAACATTGTCTGCACCCACGTGATCCAATATGCGTTGACTGGTATCCAACATCTCAGGATTCTTTTCTACGTTGATGATACTGTTGACCCGGATCCTAGGTTGCAGTTTCATATACAAAGCCAAGTTACCATACCAACTTCCAAGAATATAAATTGCAGAAAAATCTTGTTGTATTTGTTCCAGCTCTGTCAGCAACCAAATTTTGCTGGCAACAAGGTCGCGTGTAAAACTGCCGGTCAGGCTGTAGCCGCTCGACTCGTCTAGTTTAGACTGGTGCGTATGGAAGTCTTGGAGTATCACTGTTGTGGTCCTCGGGATATACTGGATAAGGGTTCATCGACCTGCTCGCTGTAGTGCAGCACCATTGTTGAAACTGGGACTCCATGAGTTGGGCACCTTGGCACCACCGCGTGCTTGGCTCCAGTAGTAGCCGGCTCTGTGTCCAGAGCAGTCCTTGGTGCATGGACTGCCTAAAAAACTCAGTTCTTCTAATTGTCGTTTGAGCCAGGTGTCTGCGAATTTCTTGCAAAGTTCTTGTATGCGCTTGTTCTTGGTAATCTGTAAATGATAAGTCTTGTCACCTGGCCCTGTTTGTTGACTGGGATCACGATAACCAGCATAGACTTTGTGAACAGGTGTGGAACTGATAAGGTCCCTACAACTGTCGCCCACACGTTCAGGCATGGGTTCAGTGCAAGGACTACAAGTAGTGATGATTATGCTGCCCTCGGGTATCGCGCCATACTTCTTGACATATTTGCGTATGGCCGCACGCTCGCCATGCACATCTTTGTCGCCTTGGGCATGATTCAAGGCCATGACCAATCTTTGATCAGGATCCAGCACAGCGGCTGCAACCATGCCATAACGATCAGGATCCTTTTGTTGACCACGGATCACCATTTCACATAGACGAACCAATATGCCGTCTAGTTTATCATGATTGGTTATACGAAAATCACTGATCCGCATCTGTGACAGGGCCTCCTTCGACCCAGCTAGAACACGTTCTCTTCGCAGCACATTTGAACTTTAAAAACTTACAATAGCCTAGAGTTCCTGCATCTATTGTGCTCATAGGATCCGAGCCCGGCTCTGTGCCAATTCCCTTGGCTATACAGTCCTGCATTTTTTCTGTGATGTCAAATGCGGCACAGTTACCGCATCTTGCTGACTTTGCTTCTTCGGGTGTGGTGTTCCATTGATCGGCGATTTCCTGCCAGTATTCATCGTTGGGCTCATTGGGGTTGAGTGGACCATAGTGATATTCATCTATGGCTTTTTGGCGATTCTTGAGATTCAAGTCAATGCTCTGCGTGGCTGGCGGGCAACCTGACTCTATGGCTTCTATTAGATTGATATAGTTTCTCATTTTTTCTTGTTGCCCCAGTTGGCGGCACCTTTCTTTCTGCATTGGACAAGGGCGCCACTTGCGTAAGCCGACGGCCAGACCTTGTAACGGCTTTTTACTTTACGGTAGCAGGCATCTTGTTTTTCATCTAATTCTTGTTGTTCCTTCATACCTCGCTGGCTGGCAAATACTATAAACGTGTTGTCAGGATATTCAGCTTTTAACTCTTTCACTCGTTGTTCTGCTTCATCCTGTGTAGCATATCTGCCCATGAGCTTGTGATCCGTGGCAGTCATGTAATATACTTTGTAATGGCCTCGTGGTTGTTTTTCAGGAAAAAATTCACTGCCAGGCATGCCAAACTCATCTGCGTCGTCATACCAATTATCATTGTTGCCTTCCGCCACACCTTTGTTGGGATTGTATGTGACTGTTTTTCCATCAGGAGCATAAAATGTTTTTGTTCTGCTACTTACAGTTGTTTTTTTGGTAGTGCCAACTTTTTTATCAACTGGTGCCGATGTATGGTCTTTACTAGGATCGTATGTGACTGTTTTTCCATCTGGAGCATAGAATGTTTTTATCTTAGAGACTTCTGCCACACCTTGCTTAGGCTTCTTACCAGCCTTCTTCATAGCAATGGCAATGGCGGCCTGCTGTGCTGGTGAACCTGCTTCTCGGACTTTTGTGGCTACATTCCGGGCAGGACCTCGGCGTTCAGGATTGGAATCTTCTCTGCGTTTCTTGGCCGCTGCTGATGCACGACCTTTTTTACCCAGGGCATGTGCCTTGCTTTGTGGCAGGCATTTTGGTTTGCCTTCTTTGCTCGATCCTCGGGCACATGCTCCACGGATCTTCCCATCGGGACCAAAACGAACCCATTTTTCTTTGAACCATTTTTTCAAGTCTTCGGCCAGTTCTGCTTCAGTTTCTTCTAGGGTTTTGGTTGCAGGTTTGATACGGTCTGTGGGCAAGGCATGTGTCCGCCAGTATTCTTCAGCACCAGCTGGTGTGGGTGCCCGCTTCGCTTGTCTGCGAGCCTTGACCACTTGTTTGCCTTGCTTCAGCAGGGCCAACTGACGATCTATTTCTGCACGTTGTGCCAACAGTTTTGGCAATTCACTGGGTGTGTAAGGTATGCCATAGATCTTAGATGCTTGCTTGATTGCTTGTTCGTAGTCCAAACTTATGCCTTCACGGCCGGCATCACGCATGGCCATGGCTGCTGCTTTGAACAATAAGTCCCGACCGGTGATCTCTGGACCAATCTTGACTTCTTCCACAGGCACACAGTTGGGCACCTGTCGGTCGCCCTTTTTCTTCATGCCAGCTTGCCGATAACCTGTCCAGCATGCTTCTTGGATTTCTTGGAATCTCATGCGTCAGCACCCAGGATCTGTTTGACTTGACGGACCCAACCACTCACATCACTGGAGCCAATTTCGTCGGTGTCGCCAACGTTGTAGGCCACTTCTTCTATGGCCTGCACTACCTTGTCAAGACCAAACTCAACAATGAGATCAGTATGTGCCACCAACATTCTGCGCATGATGGCCATTTCCACGGCTTCGCCACCGTCGCTGTCTTCACGCACCATGCGACTTTGTATGGTGATCCAGCCTTCATTTTCGGCACGATTTTCCAGTTGACGGATAGCCGACTTCAAAATCTGTTTGTTGGCTGGATCAGTTTCAATGCCAATCATGCGCAACAGTCGGTCACGTTCTCGGATAAAATCTTCTCTTGTTTGTATTTCTCGGCCTTCGTTGAGATCAGACTCAATTCGGTCTATGAGTCTGTCAGCGGCTTGACGGAAGTTCTTTATGCTTGGTGTGCCCACACGTGCCTGTTCAATGGCGGCTTCTTCACTGTCACCACCGCGGGTGACACTGACTACCTGTGTCTTGGGATTCCAAAACACTGTATAGCCTTGTATAAGGCTCTTGCGTGGAATAGTGGTGCCAGGCATGCCAAAATCTTCTTCAACATCTTTTTTTCTACGTGGTCCTGCTAGTTTGCTGGCACGATGAGTTGTTTCAGCATCGGACAAATCTTTCTCACTGACTCCGTATTTTTGTGCTATGTGTTTTCTAAGCTGAGCCTCGGCATCTTGACCTTTATGAAAACTTCTGTAAGCAGCTCGATATACTGGACCAGTAGGGTCATAAATGCCCTTGATAAACTCCTTGGCAGCTAATTCTAACTTTGAATCATGAGTTTCTTCAACTTGTTTTCTTTGGCTGGGTGCTATGGTCACGGTCTGTTCACGGCCTTGACGTTTTAAATTGGCCCGCACTTTTTCTGCCACAGCTCTGGCATGATCATCACTTTTGTATGCACGCCATTCACGACCGTCGATGTAGACTGAATAAGGGGTAGGGTTGCCTTGATCGCTCCAGCCTTCCGCCATGCTTTGCGACAGTTTTTGTTTGAGTGATTGAATCTTTTGCTGATACATTTTGCATTTTGCATCATCACCAGCACGATTTGCCGCCAGAGCCAGTGCTTCTAATTTGGACATTTTCTTTTTGAGCTCGTTGATGCTTTCTGTCACATCGTTGTCTTCAAAGGGCAGGAACCAGAACCAGTTTTGGAATCCACCCGGGTCGGTGTCATATTCCATGTGCGCACGATTTCTAGCTGTGGACATCATGCGTTTGAACTCGCCTTCGGCACCGTGTAGTTCAGCATAGTTTTCCAGTTCATCATAGAGTTGTCCAGCCAGGAAACTGTCCCTGTGGCGTTCGATTTTGGGAGCCAAGCGGCGATATATTTCAGCCATGCCTGCCTTTACATTGGTCACAGTTTCCGCTACTAGCTTCTTGTCCAACTTTGCAACAATTCCTGCAGCCTCTCTGCGGCTGTCGGCATCACTGGCCGGATTACTAAGTATGGCCTTGGCTGTGTCTAGTCTGTGTTTCACCGTGGCAGGATCATTGGGATAACCTGCAACCTTGGTGCGATCCATTTCCACAGCTTCCATGTACTGTTGCATGAACTGATAGTAGGCACGGCCTATTGGCAAACGATGCCGTTTGATTATCATGCCAATCTGTCCCAGCAAGCGACTCTTGCTGTTTGCACCCAACTCAGGATCTCGGCTGATGGCCTGTATGGCCTTTCTGACTGCGTCTACATCTGTTTCTGCATCAATGGCCAGATAACGATTTATAAGTTCTTGTGGTTGACCTTCCTGCATGAGATCTTGCCAGTGTTGGCGTGGACCTATGCCGCCACCGTGTTCTTGCATTTTGGACTCGGCCGCTTTTTTCAACGGTATTGGTTCAAGTTCCGGTTCACGGACCAAATTGGCGTCTATGTCATAGACATCGTCTTGACCCAACACCAAGCGGCCACTGGAACTAAGTTTGCTGGCTTGTTGTCGGGCCTGGGTTTGCAAGGCATCAATTTGTTGTTGCAAGGTGGCTTTATCTTGTTGTGCTCGAGCATCCTGATAAGCATCCACACGATCCTTGAGACGTTTTTCAATGCTCTTGACCCGCGACAGGATCTTTTGATCTTTTTTGGGCAGTTCTGCTGCGGTAGGTGCGGGCTCGGCAGTGGGTGTTGGTGTCGGCAACTCCACTGGTGCTTGTGTTGCCGTTGATGTTGGAGTTGGTGCAGGCTTGGCTGTGGTTGGTGCAGTAGCAACTGTGGCACTTGGTTGAACTTTGGGCATTACTGTAGGTTCAGTTGCAACAGTCTTAGTGACCACATTCTGTAATTTGTTTTCAAGATCTTGTATTTGTTGATCTTGCTCGCTGTCTGTCTTTAAAGATTTTAACACAAAAGCCTCGATAGGATCTCCGGCTGCTGGTTCTGCAGCCATGGCTTTTTCTATTTCGCGTTGGGCTACTGTGGACTTAAACTTTTTTTTTTGATTTTTCTTTTCTTCCAAGGGAATTTCGCCTTGGCTGGGTATACCGGGAAGATCCGGTTGTATGGCTCCCACAGGGATCAGCTGAATATTCAAAGTCTTGCACAGCGTGACAAATTTCATGGGATCGCCTAATACATTATAAACAAAGTTGCTGCGGCCAGCACTGTCCAAACCGTTGTAGTAGTCGGCCAACTTGTCAGAATCTTCTTCGTCGGCAGCCACTGCACGCACTTTTGGAAATTGGAAAACAGTTTTGGCAAGTCCTTGACGTATGGTTGCTTCAAGAGCCTTCATGTTGCGCACACCAATGCCACGACGTCCTAGTTCTTGTTCATCCAAGGGTTCTTCTTTGCCGGTCAAGAATCCTTTGATGCCTGCACCCACATTGGCCAAAGGACCTTTTTTGGCCCGTTGTGCCAGTTGTGCCATCTTGGCTCGGGGATCTTGTATGTCACCAATGCCTTTTGGCTCGGGTTTGACATAGGCAAATGGGTCTTGCTTGCTGGGGACTTGTTGTTCGTTTTTGGGTTGGCGATCCAGCATGATGTCGAGACGCTTCTGCACCAGGTCTTCATATTCTTTTTCTAACTTGTCAAGCTCGACGCCACTGAGCTTTCCGCTACGTATCTGCGTGCGAATATCAGCAGCACGCCGACTCAAAGGCTCCATTGAATGCGCTTGGGTGCGAGTTACGGTATCATCCAGTGCACCTTCGTGCAATTTTTTCTCATATCGTGAATCAAATAAATCTAGGCTTAACATTATTCTTCATCCAGGTAATCTTGTGACTCGTCGGCCATTCTGCGACGATGTGCGAACATTTCTATGGCCATTTCGGCTTCATCTAGGGTAGCGAATCTCGTAGGCAGGCGTCGACCTGCACGACGCACTTCAAAACCGTCAAGTTCGTTGCCATGCATTTCATAAATTCCACACTCGTTGGTCACGGTTTTCACTGGCATAGATTCCACCTGACGCTCAGGCGCATCATAGGGACTTTCTCCACGCTGATATGCAAGGTCGCTGGGCAGGTCTTCTTGATCATCGTCAGGGTCTGTAGTGACTGGGTGGTCCTTGGCTTTTAGACCCCGATCCTTGGCATCTTTGTTTTTGAGATCTGTGTCTTCTTGTTTTTTGTCTTTAATGTCGCTGTCTTTGATTTCTTTTTCGGCTTGTTTGATAAAATCTGTAAATGATTTTTTGACTTTTTCCAGGACATCTTCGGCCATTTCTGCTTCCAGCACAGCCTCTTCACGTTCGGCACTTTCATCACTGCCTACCATGTAGCCTGACATGGGATTCTTGGCATTGGGATTACCACCTAATATTTTTTGTGTCTTGGGTCGGAACAGGGCCGGCATCTGTGGCACTGAACGCTGTTGTGGATTGAGACCTTTCTTTACACCAGTGGGAGTGATACGGCCTTCTAGGATGGCCAATTTTTCCACAATGGTATAGATGTCGTTATGGTCTTGTGCCACGGTTCATGCCCTTGCTTCTTTCAAATAACTCCGGATCTGCCACATGTACTTGCCGTGTGCGCTTTGGCGCTCGGCAGCAAAGTTGGCCACATCTTCACGACCTTCGGCTGTGGCAGCATCAAACACTTGCTTGCTCATGTCTTTCATGGTCTGTGTATCTGCGAGTAATTCTTCTAACATTAATCGGGCACGGGGAACTTTGGTCTGTCCCTGTATCTGCGTGAGTTCTTGGAAGCGTTGAAAACTTCCGGGTGCATATTCTTCTGTGGTTCTTATGTATTCGGCAATGGGATCTACAGCTCCAAAAGCATCTTCATAGATTTTCTGGAAAAACTTGTGCAGTTGGCCAAAATCTGGGCCTTCCACGTTCCAATGGAAATAGTGTGCTTTCAAATAATAAGCAAATGTTGAAGCTAGATAAACCTTTAACAAATCAGCGAGCACGTGACTTCTTTCCTTTTTTCATGTAAGCGGGCGTATTGGGATACGGATCCGCACTGTTAGAGTATTTACCAGAAAAGAAAGATCCAGCATTTCTTGTGATCACACCGCCCAAGGGCTGTGCTACAGTGGCTATGCTACCAGAGCCTGTGGCTCCTGCTGAAGCTGTTTCTGCGATAAATTCTTGTGCTCTCATCCAGTTATCCTAAGTGTTGAAGCGTCTACCATATGTCCAGGGCCATAATCCACATGCACATTGTTTACTAAAAGTTGGGCCAAATGCGGTGGGACCAGCTCCCAACGCAGTTGGTAGTCACCGGGTTCGGCTTCGATCTGCAACATTTCTTCCAGGTATTCCTTAGTCCATCGCCAGGTGCGTTCTGCAAACAGTTCGTCGTTAACATACACACGATAAATGGGATTTAATCCTTCCCATTCACAGTCTATATCGGCTAGCACTCGCACAAAATACCGGGTCATAAGGTATTTAGCTGGTACGATTTTACACAGGAGTTGGGTATCTGATTATCAGCACGCCGGGCTGTGCGGGCAAACGTTCATAGTAGGTGGGTCCATCGGCTATGTCATAGCCACCGCCGGCGCCATAGCTGGTATATCCTGGGCTATTGTTGCCAATGCCTTGGGGTCCTATGCCACTACCACCGGCTGCATAATACACAACATTACCAGTTATGTTGCTGGCTATGCCTGCACCACCTGTACCTCCCACTCCATCTGGAGTGCCAGTGCCGCCCTTGCCCCCTGCGCCACCACCTCCACCTGGTCCAAATGGTGGATATCCACCGCCATATGGTGCTCCACCATTGTAGCCCTGTCCGGGTGTGCCGGGTCCGCCCACAAAGTTTTGGAAATTCAAGTGTGAAGTGCCCAGCGTTCCGCCACCGCCGCCTGATCCACCCGAGCTACCGTTGCCGTAGAATCCGCCCTGTCCACCGCCTATGGCTGTCATGTTCAAGAACGTGCTGTTGTTTCCAGTGGCACCAATGACCACGGGATAGTTGCCGGAATTTAGAGTGATATTACCAGTCAATGCGCCGCCGGCACCACCGCCGGCTACATAGGTGCTGGTAGGAAAAGCGGCTTGGCCACCACCGGCTATGAGCAAGTATTGAACATTGCCCAGTGAGCCTCCTGAGACTGTGAGCGTTCCTGATGATTCAAAGATGCGAACAGTGTAGGCACCATCGGTGCTTACATTGCCGCCTGTGACTGTGACGCTCATTTTACTTCCTTGACACTGCCCACATGCCAGTCAGGCACTCCGTACTGAGCACGCATGAGTCGGCGTGCATCAGACATGTTGTCGGCTGTGACCGTGACGTCTATGTAGCCCACGTAGTTGGGTTGTTGGATACGCACAGGTGCGGTCCATAACTTGTATTTGGGATATATTTCTCGGGCTTTCATTGGCCTCTCCACTGTGCTATCATGGTACTGGGTGTATCATAGCTGTATAAAGCTACTCCTCGCTGACCACTACGCATGCTGCGTGACCCAGGTTCTACAGGAAAGGTGTACCACACATACTGTTTGTTTTGACCTAGGATTTCATTGCCAGATCGCTCTCGGTATTGACTGCGTCGTGCTTTGGTAACACCGCGTATTTCTACTCCAGGTATCTGATTTAGTTTGAGCCACATGGCCTGACCGTGTCGAGTTTGTGTGCGGCCTGCTCTCAGTGTCAGCTTCAACTCACTGAGTGCTATGCCATACAATGCCAAGCCCAGGGCCTGGCCACGGTAGTCAGGATCTACCACAATGGCCGACACTTCCCAGGTATTAGCGGGATATACACTGTCAATGAGATCCATTTCGGCTATGATCTTGCCCTGATCAAACAAGGTTATTTCTCGGCGGTTGGCTGTGCTTTTGACAGCATAGGTATAGCCACTGCCACCGGGCAAGGGTTGTGAACTGCGTGGCTCACGCATGGGTATGATAGTGTCTTTGTCACCAAAATCTCCCACTGGGATTCGTGCGATCTCCATGACTTGTCCTTCGTCGGTTCTATGGTATTCCGTGGCCTGACCATTTGGGTCCACATGCCAGGCGTAAAATTTGCTGTAGGGATAATCTTGTTTCAGGCTTAAAAAAGCGTTAAGGTTTGGAACTGAGTCATCGTACATGATCAGCTTGTCAAAGTGCTCTTTGCCCAACAGGTGCTTGAGAATGATTTTTTTCTTTTCTTCGGTGGCCGCTTTGATGGCAAGATTACCTGCACGATACACGTGAACTTGATCCATGTCTATGCCAAAACGTCTAAAGGTGTCCAAGAACACATCACGGTCATTGAAGTCACTGCGTGCTGTGAGCATGATCACTCGATTGCCTGTGGCTATGTCATGCTTGAGTTGTTTAATCATGCCAGGTATGGGTCGGGCTTTGGTAAAAAACTCTCGGGCATCTTTGAAAGCACCAAAATCAAATGTTTCGCCAGGACCCAGCTTGTAGTGAGTGAAGTCGTGGCTGTTCAACTGCTTAATGACTTGGCCGTCTCGTACAACATTGACTCGTGTGTCGGTGTTGACCAAGGTATCATCAATGTCAAATATGACCAGCTTGCCGGATCCCAGTTCTTGCGCTCGCATTTAGTTTCCAGGTGGATTCTGTATGGGTAAACTCACAGGATACTGACTGCATGCCTCAGGGTTGCCTTGGCCAGCTTCGGTCAAGAATGTGGTAGCCGGAGGAACTTGTCCAGTGGGGCACGAACACACAGCAATACCATCGGCACCCTTTACACAGTTCCAACTAAAACAGTTGCTGGATTTGGCACCAAGATTCAGACTGGCATCACACTTTTGCACTGTGGCCTTCATGTCCTTGGGTTTGTTGCTGAAGTTGCTGGCTTCCTGTGGATAGTATACCTTGGGAGCAAACAGGCTCCATACATGTTTGCTATCGGTAGCTATGCATGAGCCTTGCATGTTGCCGGCCTTGGTGTCAGCAATGGCACGACCTGTCAGTATAGGGCAACGGCATTCCACTTCTGGATATGCTACGCCATTGTTGCCGGTGATCATTTTGTTTGTGGGTTTACAGGTTGAAGCCGCACACAACGCATATTCACCATCACACACTGTTAGACCCGAAGTGGTCTTTGATTGGGCTTTGTCGGAGCCAGGCTTTGTTATGTCTGTGAAGTGGAATATCAACCCTGCGATCACTATCACTACGACTGATGCCAATAATATTTTTTTCATTTTTTCTTTCCTGCTTTCATGTTAGCACACCAATGATACATTTTTGCCTTTTCGCCCGAAGAATTTTTAGCACGAGCACGTAGATCTGTGACTGAACCTGCGCAACTAGCACCAGCACGTTTGACGCGACCAGGACGGCTTTTGCCCGAGACTTTCTTGTCAGCAAAGTTTTCGTCTGTCTTGCTTTTGTAAAACAATTTTTCATGATGCGGACCCGTAGTCCTCATGATGGTGTTGGCCAATTTAGCCACAGTCATCACAGCACTGCTACTGCGGGGGTTGGCCTTAACATCGGCCCAGTTCCGATAACCATTCTTCTGTGCGGCTAGATCCAAGGCCTTGAGTACTTCGGGTGGAGTGTCTTCCATTTCCATGACACTGTCGCCTAGCTTCCTAGCCACTTGTATCTGCTGGGTCATGTTCTCCAGATCCTTCTGGCTGATAGCTTGTCCAATGGTACTCTTGAAGGGCAAGCCCTTTACCGGGTTTTTGAATACTTTTTCAGTTGGTTCTACTGTTTTCTTGCTTGTGTTTTTGGGATCCAGTCTAGGAGGCACAGCACCTGCTCCTGACACAGGATCTATAGCTTCTGCAACTATTCTTGTTCTTAAGAATCCTGCGGGCATACCGCCTTGCTCTTGTTGAGCTATCCAGGCACGCACTTCGTCGGCTGTGGCATTGTTCATACGGTGTACGACACGATCTGGATCCTCATCTGACACCAACTCATAGTTCTGTCGGCGTGGTTCAAAGTTTTGTGTAACATCAATATCCACATCTTGGACACCTAAATTACGTTGCAAGTCTACACTATCTCTGCGGGCATCTGCGGCCTGCTGATGCCCTACTCTGCGCACCATAATATCACTGACATTGGTGAATCCATGATTGCGCATGACACTGTCTCTCCAGGCCAAGGCCTGAGAAGTATCTGCATGGGCCAGAGTATCAAACACTCGTCCTGTGGGTTTATAAACTGCTTCCCAATCCGACGCTTCATCATCGCCCACTGCAGGTGCCTGTGGTTTTACAATTCGCTTGGCCACCTGGGCCCTGGGGCTGGCCTTGGGTTCAGGTGTGTTATCGGGTCTGCGATATATCTTCCAGGCATCGGTCCACCTTTCTCCAAATTCATATTGTGCCCGATCTGTGGCCGTATCAACGTCTTTTGCCCGTATGGTTCGCACTATCTTGCCTGTGTCATCAAACACATCAAACCAAGGCTGTTTGATACGCACATCTAGCTCGTTGATATCTCTACCATACTGTCGCAAGAACTGATCATAGGCATCATCATAGTCCCGGGCATACAATGTGCCCACTGTAGCATCGGGGCTGTCCTTGTTGTCTCTGCGAAAGACTTCGTATTCTTCTTTGCCAGTGCCAGGTAACTCTTTCTGTAGCACAGTCTCGGCCCACTGTTTCTTGAGCTGTTCTTTGTTGATGGTTCCTGCTGAAAATTCACTAAACAGGCGCAGTTGGTCCGCATATTCAGGATTGTCTTCGGTGACCAACTTGTACAGCTTCTTGGCATACTCCTGTCGTTCGGCACTGGGATCGCCGGCTATGGCCATGGCCCGGGCAAAACGCAACATGGTGTTTTCCAACACACCTATTTCTTCATCGGCCTTGGCCAACCAGTCACCTCCGGGGCTACGAAATTCGATGTAGCCGGGTTGTACGTGTGCCGAGGTATACTTGCTAGTGCCTACGCCTTTTTGCAGTTCCTTGTAGGCCAGTTCGGTTAGTCCGTGCTGTAAGAGTTTGACCACACCGGCAGGATCTGACCGCTTGCCTTTGATATTTTGTTTTAGCTTGTCCAAGGCTGACGCACAATATGTGTTGGCTGTGCGGCCAAACTGCTGTTGAACATACTTGTCGCCCATGAACAGGATCAACTTAACATAGTCAATACCAGTATCTTCACCAGCATCCTCAGACTTCATGGTGGGTAGGCTCACGCCCATGTGCAGGCCCGTTGAACTATTGGTATATGCGTTGCCAGTCTTGGGATCGTTGGCCCAGTCTACCACAGCTCGTAATTTTTCTATGGCTGTGAGCAGGGGCATGGGCGGGCTTACTATTTCCAGGCCAGCTTCGTCATCAGGATCGTCGGGACTCAGGCTACTGTCGGGTTCTATGATCCACTGACCTTCTCTGCGTGTGGTGCTATGATAGTTGGTGCTGACTTTTATTGGCATGTCCACAGCATCCTGCAACAAGGCACCAATGGTTTCCCAGTCTCGGCTGCCTGAGTTACCGCGGGCATCCATGTTCCACACAGGCCAGTCCAAGTTGAACTCGTTGGCAATATCGCTCATCCAACGCAGGCCAACATCACTGAAGAAACTGTCATCGTCACCGGAATAGTCGTCGCGGTAATCATCCAAGGCTTCGTCCCAGTACCCATCTTGTTGACTCACACTGTATTCCACACTCTCATCCAGTTCTAGCTCGGCTGCGTCAAGGGCGTCTAGGTATGCTTGATAGTAGGGATTTTGTGCCGCATAGGCTTGTTGCTCTTTGCTGGTGGTAAATTTGGGTGCGTCGACACCAGCGGCTATGATCTTATCTGCTTCTTTGTCTGACATTTGTTCACTGTCAGTGAGATACATGTGTATGCGCTCGCTCATGGGAGTTTCTTCAAGCAGTCGTTCACGGATCAGGTCTTCAGCTTCGTTGCGGAAATCACTCGTGATCTTTTCATCACGCCAGTTCATGTAGGTTTCGTCCAGGCCATCTTCCAGCCTGCGGCGTTCTCTGTCGCTGAGTCCATAACCGTATTCGTCATTGTCAAAGAACTCAATGACCTGCTGTATGCTGTAGGCACGCTCGTCGGCATCGTAGTCGGGTTCGGGATCCATTTCATCGGCTTCGCCCTGGGTATCGCGGAATATGAGTTCGGCTTCAAAGCCAGCACGTATGCCTTTGGCGGCGTCAGACGTAGCAAACTTTTCCAATGCACCGGGACTCATTTTGACTTCGTCTAGTTCTTCGTCTTCATTCAAGTCTTGTTCGTAGAGTTTATAAAAATTAAATACTGTTGATCCACCGTATTCAGAAGAGTCTACTTCATAACCCCAGGCATTGGCATAACGCCGGACCAGACTACCGTATAAGTTTGTTCGACTATCCGCTTCTTGATCTTTAGAGGCACTGAAACGAATACGCTCTGGGTCTTCCATTTTGATAAACTGTTGGATAGCATTCAGTACCGTGGCAAATACTCGTTGGGCATCACCTTCACCTGTGACTTCTTGACTGTTGTTTCGCCAAAATTCAACATGCCAATCTTCTTCGTTGCCAAACATGTATTCTTTACTAAACATAATGCTGAGGTTGGTACCATCTGGCAGTTTAACCAGGGCATCGTGTGAATCTTTGCTGTGTTCCCAAGTCATTGGATAGGGTGCGTTGAATGCTTCCATCAAACCTGTGGCTCTACGCAGTTGCAAATCAAAGTCTCGATCACTCTCGTAGCTATCAATAAACGTTTCGTAATAGCGTCGTGCTTCGCCAGGTGTGTTGGCTTCAAATCTGTGGACTATGAAAGTGGGATCTTCAGCGTGGTATATTTCGTAGCCCTTGTTGAGTCTATCTCTGACCTGGGCCATGCGAGTCTGTCTGCGATCAACTTGCTGGCCAGCACGACCTAAATAACTACGGCGTAGTTCATCGCTGATTTCATTCAAGGCAGAGAGTTCTGCATCAGTCCAGCTTATAAAACTATCGCCGTTGATGTCACCACGGCGTATCACAAACGCACCGCCGGCTTCGTCTTCATTTTGGCCAATTTCCCAGCCCATGGTGGCCAGTAATTTTTCAACTCGGAGATCTTCATCACCGTTGTACCACTGGGCCGCATATTGACGCAGTATTTCTTCTTCGTCGGGACCGCGGTCGTCACGCTGGGCGCCAGGAGCGAATTCTGCCAACTTCTGCTGACGATACACTTGATACATTTTTACATAGTCTTGCTCGGCCCGAGTCAAGGGTCTGCCCATTTTGGCTTTGCCTACAATAAACTTATAGTATTGTTCAGCGTCCTTGCCTTTGGGCACCGGAGTCTGTATGACTTCATCCACGTTGTAAGTGGGATCAGTCTTGATCTTCTTGCCAGGCGGTTGTTGGGGATCTCGAGGATCAATGTCAGTGACATCCAAGCCTGTGGCTTCTAGATCACCGATGAACTTGTGTTCTTCATCTTCATCACCAAAGCTGATGATAGTGCTGGGTGGTCCCTTGCCAAAATCATGTTTTCCTAAGCCCTTCATGTTGGCAATGTGTTGGCCTAGTTTGTACCAGTCATACACATCGCTCACATCTACACGCACTGTGCCACGAGGCATGGTGGGTTTGAACTCTGGGCCTGGTGGTTCATCGGGACTGTAGTCTTCGTCGGCCAAAGCAAACAGCTTCTTTTCATCAAACTTTTCGTATTCCAACATCAAGGTTTCAAACAGGCCATTGGGGTTGGCAATCTGTGGCTGACCTTGCCGATCGGTTTTAAGTTTTAACTTGTTGGCTTCTTTGCCCACTTGTCCGGGTTTGATGTCTACAGTGAGGGCCATGCTGAAGCGTGGATCCTTGGCCTGCTTTTTTGTTGGTATGTATCCCGAAGCTGATTCGTTTTGTTGTGGAGGAGTCTGTTTTGATTGCTCCATTCTTTTTTGCCAACGATACAAGGTTGAAAGATTCTGTGCGTTGGGATCGCCGCCTTGAGCACGTATGAAGTTTCTGAGTTCCTGACTCATTTCATCTTGAACACCGGCACGTGTCATCTTGCTAATGGTCTGTGCGGTGCGACCCACATCTTGTGTGGTCTTTATGATTTGACCAGTACTGCTGCAACCCGATGTGCCTGCTATGCATGCCGCGGCAACCACACCAGCGGCTTTTTCTCGCCAGCCTTCTTCGATTTCGTTGCCAGACAGTTGTTTGGCTTGGCCGTGGGCAAAATATTCTGGATGAAGACGACCATAGTCACGCATGAGCACGCCAGCTCGGGCATTGGCTTCGTTTTCATAGGCACTGCCAGTTTCGCCAGCATCGGGTCCCATGCGATGACCTTCACGCTCGTGTTGATGTTTGTGTGTGAGTTCGTGTGCCACAGTGCGTAGCACATCCATGATGTGCCGTTGACCCCAGGCCACTTCTAGTGTTTTGGCATCGTCATTGTAGCGACCAAAGGTCTTGTGTACCGCGGGCCACTGTGGATCTCTGCGCAATTTCACACGTGGCATCTGCTCGATTTTCAATTCTTTTACACAGAAGTTTACGAAGTTTCGCAGGATATCTTCATCTGAAGTTTCGGCAGATTCTTTAATGCTTTCACCACCGTCACCACCGCCACCACCGCCATCGCCACCTTCGGTGCCAGCTGGATGATCTTGCCCAGCATAGGCAGTGCCTGGATACCAGTAGCCACCATAGCCGTATTTGGTTTTCTTTTTCTTTTTCTTGCGCTCATCTAGGCTCAACAAGCGATCTTTGGCTTCGTTGCGAGCCGCATATAACTTTTCGATCAGACCTTGTTTGCGCAGTATCTTGAATGCCAAGTTTTCAGGACCAAACTCACCGTGTGCATCTAGACCGGCTTGTCGATAAGTCTTGATCTTGTCGGCCAAGGCTGAAATCTTTTCATAGTCACCGGTGGCAATGGTATCTTCGATCCTGTGACCAAGATCTTCAAACTTTGATTTTACTGATATGTCGTCAACATCGGGCCGACGACGCTTGGGAACTGCGACCCAGTCATTGTTGAGCACTGAATAAATGCCTTGGCTGTGATGAGTCTTGTTGGCATCTTGCACATACAGTTCCACATCATATCCACCAATGGTGATATTGTGCTGATCATTATAGGCATACTTTTTGGCATCAAACAATTCTCTGTAGACTTCCGAAGCATCGGCTTCGGGCAAGTCTACCACCAGGTGTAGATCTATGTCACTGTGTGGAGTGTAGGTGTATGCGGCATTGGAGCCCGATACAGTGATGTCTTTTAATTCCAGGTCCTTGACGCCCAAAAACTGCTGAAAATCTTCGGCAATGGCCATGAGTTGCTCACGCACCTCGGGTCGTAGGCGTTCGTCCGGGCCAAACAAACGTGGGTTTAATCGGTCGTTGAACTTGACAGCGTCGCCAAGATCATAGGTGTCCAGTTCAAGAATGTTCATATGAACTGTATTTACCGGACGTTAGTTACTTGGCTTTTTTGCCTTTGTTGGGTTTGCTGGTGGCTAAAACCTTGGCTTCCACTGGTTTGAGAGGTTCTACAGGCTTGTTGTCCACAGGAGCAGCCACACCATTTTGCACAGCCAAGGCATGCAGGTCTCGATACAGTTGGTCCTGGGTTTGGAAATCAAACACATAGGTTCCTGTGTGCTTGAGCAGGACACGCTTGTCTACCCAGACCTTGCCGCCTAGATCACGCCAGTTTTCACAGAATGTCCAGTCTTCGCTGTAGTAACGATTTTCACGTACTGCTGTGTCAAAGTAGGTCTTCATGTAGGGGTTGAGTTCGGCAGGCAAACCAATGTCGTTGATGAATGGCTTGGTGGCTGGGTGGGCATTGAGTTTTTCAAACACATCACGTTTGATCAGCATGAAGCCAGTGCCAGTTTTTGATACTTCTTGCAAGGTACCATCTTCACTGACTTCTGCGCCATCAAAGCCATTGACACACCACTTAACCGGCAAGCTCTTCATTGGATATAATCCGCCGATGACATCTTTTTGTGCATTTAACATGACCAGCAGGTGCCAAGGTTCCCAGCCAATGTCGGCATCAATAAACATCAGGTGTGTTGATTCTTTGTTGTGTAGGAACTTGGCTGTGAGTGTGTTTCTGGCTCGTGAAATAAGGCTTTCATTGGTCATGGTTTCCATGGTCCAATCAATTCCCAGTTGACGACAAGTGTTTGACCATTTTATATAGCTCATGAAACAACTTTCTGTGAGCATGCCGCCATAACAAGGCATACAGATATGAACCCTTGTGGTGCGTAGATAATCTACGTTTACTTGTATTTGTTGTTGACCCGTAGCAACCTGGGCAGGTGGTGTTGTTGTTGGTACTGCGTCTTTGGTTTCAGCCATGAGTTCCTCTAGTAAATTGTGTGATATTTACTAGGAATTATACAGGCTGTTATTTTTTCTTGCGACCTGCGCAGTGTGCCTTTTGGCTGAATCCTCGGGGCCTGGCACAATTGATACTGCGTTTGTACTTGCGACTCCATTTTTCATCAATGTAGTCCAGGCCATCTCTGAGTTGACGGATGCGATCCTGCAGGAAAATTATGCTTTCACGCAGGCAGGCCAAGCGTTCTTCGCGCATGATATTGACTGGATTGTCACCGGCATATATGCGTTCTTGCCCGTAGATGATGCCTTCTTGTGGAGCATTGACTCCTAGTTGTTTGTCAAAAATAGCCTTTAGTTCTGGATCAGCGGCACCGTATAAATCTACAATGATCTGATCTCGATCATTGTCATTGCCCGCTGTATAAAGTTTGCGTATCTGGCTGGCGCTGTTGGCATCTGCCCCTTGTACTCGGAAGTTCACTGTGGGAGTTATGATAACATATCCATGCTGGGTCATTGGTTTCATGCCTTTTTCATTATCAGGCAGAGGTTGTAGATAAGAAGGAGAACCGTCGGCTTTGGGCCGATAATCAAAACGTTGGGCATCTTTGGCGCTGACAGCAAATACCAGCACTGTGTTGGCCTTTTCTTCATCTGACAAGGCCTTGGTGATTTCTGTGGCCTGATAGGGATTTTTTACCTTCTTGATGCGTCCAGCTGGCACACCCAACTTGGTGACCATTTTTACCTTGTCCTCATACCTAAAGGGACTGTCTTCGTCATTTTGCTTGTCGCTGCTGACTATGTAGACCGCATTTTCTCCAAACTGTTGGGTCAGCCAATCGTAGCTGGCCTTGTGTCCTAGATGGAACGGGTGGAATCTGCCGGGATATATTACAAGATAGTTCATTGTAATATATTTATGGACTACATGTTTTCAAGCAACCACATGTATGTGGGCGTTGAAAAATCCAAGGTAACAGTGCCATTACAACCCATGATGCTGTAAAATTTTTCTTGTGTCGGTGATCTAGAGCCGTTGAAATCGTGCTCATAAACGCTGTGCTCGGTTACCAGGTAATTCAAATCAATTTCATCAAAGGTCACTTTAGTAATGATAAGCCTAGCATCCTTGATCAATTCTCCTTCAGAATTGTGTTGTGTATGGGCTGATGTTTTGTTTTTCAGTACAAATCGTAGTTTGTGGTCAGCCTCTGTGTCAGCAATATCTACGCTGATGTCCTGAGCAGTCTTAACATGATCGGTGTCAAAAAATTTGTTGTCATCTATCCAGGCTTCAAATCCCAAGGCCACATCAGGATCAGTGGGTTCAAGATGGAATGCAATTTTAACTGTATTGGTCATTAATAACTTGCTGAGATTGTCTGTATGGTACCAGCATCGAAGCCTGTAATATGTGCTCGCAACCAGGTAAAATTGCCTACCACATTGACAGGAATAGTGCCAGTTTCCACGGTACTGCCGTCACCGTAAGTGGCCACTTCGAACCATGGGGCTGATTCTTTTTGATCATTTAGTGTGGCTTGGATCGTGATCACTCCCACAAAATCCTGTAGTCTATAGATTATAGTTTGCAGACTGCCTTGTCCACCATAGTAGTTGGCTGCTGGCACAGCATCACTATACCAGTCTTGGCTGCTGCCATCATAGTTGCCTGAAGGCGTGCCATAGGTCACGTCTGTGACCATGGTTTGTGTGCTGTACGCGGTCATGCTTGTTTGATCTCAACCAAGGTTCCTGCGCCGGCTAACTCGCCTACTACCGCTTCGAGTTGTGCTACAACTTCCTCGCTGAGAAGGGCTTGAGTGGGTGCGTCATCCTTGACCAACTGGCTGACCGTGATTACCAAAGTTTGTTCGTTGATTTTTGCCATAGTGTATTATTTAGCCGGGATTATCTGCACAGTTTTTCTTATTAGACCCGGGGCAACTAGTCCCAGCATGGTCAACCACTGCGGATTATCATAATCTACAAAAAAATAATCCTGTGTTCGGTTGAAATTCTGCCGCAGCCATAGTTGCAGTGCAGGACTGAGTCTTACGCTAATTTTTTGAGTTTCCAAAAATTTTGTCAATTGATTTTTTTGTTCAATCTGCAGTTTAGTGACTCTAAAATATCCACGATATTGATATTTGGAATTTTTTAATCTGATGGTATTTTTGGGTCGATCAATTTTGGCTTTGCTGTAATGTTTATACTTTAGAGCAGTCATCTGATCAATTTGGTCAATCAAGTACAAATCATTGGTATAAACCCAGCCTTGATCTACACTGACTACCAATTTATAATCGGTGTTGCTGATCAACAACAGGTTGGCCAAATCGTGTAAATTTTTTATAGTGTTAGCAGTGATTTCTTTCCAACGCCGTCCTACCAGGATGCTGTTTTTAGGAACCTGTTTCCCATTGCCCCATCGTTGCTGTGAGATTTCTCTCCAGATTTGACGGCGTCGTATAAATTCGTCGATGTTTTCATGACTTAGTTCTCGCAGGCAACTTACCTCGTCCAATTGGAATCCTATGCAATACGTGAATCGATCGTAGAACAGGCGATCTTTTACTACAGGTTTGAATTCTACGGTCACACTAGTCAAGCACTATGTATCCATCAGCATCTACCACTGGAGTGGATGCAGGAGTGTCAATGGTAAACACTACTTGCTCGTTGACCAGGTCTGCCGTGATGGCACAGTTTTCCAGGCGATCAAACAAGATGCGTTTGCTTAGAGGCACACGAATCAACTCGTCGATTTTGCGGCCCAAAGGTCTGGCGCCCATTTTGCTGTCATAGCCTTTGTCGGCCAACATATCAATCACAGGTTCGGTCAAGTTGAGTCGTATATTTTTGTTCAACAAACTGTCTTTGAGTTCGTCAATGAATTTGACCACAACTTTTTTCACAGCCAAGGTGTCCAATTTCTTGAACTTGCAGACCTGATCTATACGATTGCGCAGTTCGGGTTTGAAAAATTCCTTCATGGCACGATCTTCTTCGCCTGAGCGTTCTAGGCTGGTTGAAAATCCAATGTTGTTGCTTTCGTTGTCTCGGGCACCCAGATTTGACGTCATGATTATGATCGAGTTCTTGAGATCCACAGTCTTGCCATTGCTGGACGTGATTCTGGCTTCGTCCAACATCTGCAACATGATGTTGATCACATCCGGATGTGCTTTTTCAATTTCGTCAAACAATATGATGCTGAAGGGATGTTTGCTGATATCACTGATCAACTTACCGCCGCCTAGATTTCCATCTTCAAAGCCCACATAGCCCGGAGGTGCTCCAATCAATCCCGACACTGTGTGGCGCTCTTGATATTCGCTCATGTCATATTTCAACAACTTCATATCCAAGTATTCACACAACAACTTGGCCAATTCGGTTTTTCCTGTGCCAGTGGGACCCAGGAACAGGAAACTGGCAATGGGCCTTTTTTGATTGCCTATTCCTGAGAAGTTGATATACACACGTTCTAACACACGGTCTACGGCTTCATCTTGGCCATACAAACGTTGTTTGATGTTGCTGTCTAGTTCAACAATCTTGGCTGATCGTTCATTTTCTAATCGATCCAAGGGCACATCGGTTATTTTGCTGAGTTGTGCCATGATCATCTGTTTGTTTACTGTTACAGTGCCAGCGTCCTTGACCCGTTCACGGGCACAGGCTCCATCCAGCAAGTCTATGCTCTTGTCGGGATTTTTGCGATCATGAATGTAACGTCCTGATAATTCCACAGCGGCTGTGATAGCATCGGTGTCAATTAAAACATTGTGAAATGATTCTAATCTCGGACTTAGTCCAATCAAAATTTGTTCGGTGGTTTCGTGGCCAGGCTCGTCGATGCTGACTCTATGGAAGCGCCGCATGAGTGCGCGATCTTTTTCAAAACTTTCGTAGTATTCTTCCCAGGTGGTCGATGCTACAACTTTGAGATTGCCCTTGGTTATGGCCGGTTTTAACATGTTGGCCATGTCCAAGGTGCTTTGGCTGCTTGAGCCGGCACCCTTGATGGTGTGAGCTTCGTCAATGAACAAGATACAGTTTTTCTTGGTTTCCAAGGCCGTGATCACTGATTTGAATTTTTCTTCAAACTCGCCGCGATATTTAGATCCGGCCAACAAACTGCCTACCTCCAGGCTCCAGAGTTCAGAACCTTTTAAAAATTCCGGAACCCGACCTGCAGTGATTTCTTGTGCTAGGCCTTCTGCTATGGCTGTCTTGCCCACACCGGGATCTCCAACCATGAGCACATTGGCCTTGAACTTGCGGGCCAACACAGTGATCATTTCCGCCAGCTCGCCACTACGACCGATCATGGGTTCCAGTCGATCTTGCTGTGCCAGTTCAGTGAGATTGGTGCAGTGTTCACTTAATATTTCTGTGGCCTGCTGGTCAGTGAGCTTGACGTCGCTTTGACGATAGTTTGTTTGATAGAATTCTACAAATTCGGCTTTCTTAACGCCATACTTGAGCAGGTAATAGTGTGCATGACTGTTGTTCTCACTCATCATGGCCAGGTATAGGTCCAAGGTTGAGATAGTTCTGCGACCCGTGAACAGAACCTGTGTCAGTGCGCGATTGAACACACGCTCTAGGGCATTGGTCTTTTTGGGTTGCACATCTTTGTCTGTGATCAAAGCAGACATACTCTGTAGATAAGCATCCAGTTCTTGATCCATGCGACCAACTTCCACACCAAATTTTTCCAAGACTCGACGGAAAGGCTCATGACGCACCAGGCTCAACAACACATGTTCAGTCAACACATATTCGTGCCGGCTGTCACGTGCCAGTTTTACCGCATGGTCTACTATTTGCTCGATTTCTGGATTGTTTTGCATGGATTCCTTGTAGTATATCTATCCCAATGCTTTATTATAATATATATTGACGAATTTTGCAATCAATATGAATACTTATTGATTGCGTGTTTGAACAATGGCATCGATCAAGTTTTCGGGTATGTGATTGGGTATAATGGCTTGCACTTGCACAAACAGGTCTCCGGTAGTTCCGGATCTCTGTTGCAGTCCACGTCCTCGTAATCTAAAGGTAGTGCCGGGTTGAGTCCTAGGTGGTATGGTCAGACTCAAAGTTGTGCCCAATATATCACGCACCTGTATTTCTGCACCCAGCACTAGATCCCATATGCTCACGGTCTGCTCGGTGGTAAGATTTGGGCCGTTTCTTTCCCATCGGGGATTTGGATGTATTCTAAAAGAGATCAAGAGATCCATGCCCATGGGACCAGTTTTGGGATATTGCACAGTGTTGCCATCTTCTATGCCCAGTGGTATTTCTATTTCTACTGTGACAGTGCCTTGACTGGAACCAACACTGATGGTTTTCCTACCTCCCTGAGCCACGTCCTGTAGAGTGATCCACAAGGTCATTCGGGCCTGTTGTACACGTTGTTGATGTGGTTGTTGAAATCTGGCACCAAACACATCAAATATGGTTTGGAAATCAAATGGACCATTGGCCTGAAATCCAAATCCCTGCGGTTGTGGATTGTCATAGGCCGCACGCCGGTTGGCATCACTCAAGGTGTCATAGGCCTGTTGGATTTCTTGGAAGCGTGTTTTGTCTCCGCCCTTGTCGGGATGATGCTGACTGGCTAGCTTGCGATAGGCCCGTTTTATTTCATCGGCTGGTGCGTTGCGTTCAACGCCTAGAGTTTGATATGGATTTTGCATAGAAAGAAATGGCAGACAGCACTGTAATTATACTGTCTGCAGATCTCAAATGCAATTATTTCTTGGCTGATTTGTCAGGCACAGGTGTGCCTTCGAGCTTTTTATGAACTTTGATATCCTTGCACACTTCTTTCTTGGTCTTTTCATCAGTTTTGCAAACACGTTTGGTTTCGCCAGCAGCATTGGCAACTGTGATCAGACCAACAGCGATCACTGTGGCCCAACAGATTCTAATTATTGCGTTCATTTTTTATCCTTGATTAGTGCGGTGATCTTGGCCTGTATAGCACGAGCCCAAAAAGGTTGTGGGAAATTCCATCCTACAAATGCTCCTACTGCGATCCAAAATATGATGTCTAACATGATGAGTCTCCTTATGGTTTACTTGGCCAGACTATGTAGCATACACATCCTAAAAAAATCAGCCAAAAAATAGTTTCTAACATGGGTTCCTTATATCTCTGGGTGCGGTGGTTGCACTGGTGCACCAAAAGCAGGTGCAGGTGCAACTGCTGGTTTAGCAGCTGGTGCTCCAAACACTGGAGCTGGAGCTGGTGCTCCAAAGGCCGGTGCAGGTGCAGCAGGTGCGCCAAAACTAGGTGCCGGTGCTGTGACTCCGGCCTTGTCATTTAGTTTTTCTTGTGTGCGACCATATGCGGCGATACCAAGTATGGCACCCATGGCCATGTGGAACAGTCCGGCACCTTGTAGTGTGATTGGACTCCATTGTGTTTCCACACGTCCTCCACCTATAACCTGTACCAGACTCCACAACACTGGGAACAACACAAAGTCGGCCATGCACACAGCCATGTACATCCAACCCATGGCTGGACGCCATTTGGAATTCATCCAGTCTTCGTTTTTCTTAGCACTTTCGCTTTTGACTTCTTCGGCGGGCATGTCTGCTCCTTTTATAATTTTTATTATATGCTACTATTATTATACTGCTGAGGCCAAGGTGACCAAGGCAGTTATAGCTGTATTTAACCTTTGCTTGGTTTCAAATTGTGACATGTTTTCGGTGATGGTGATCTGGCGTTGTAGATCCAACAACAGCTCTGCGTATTCGCCAGGTCGGATATTGCCGGCACGCAGTTCTTCACCATATGCGTTTGTGGCAGTGGCCACCATTCTCGTGTTCTCATCATCAGGGTTGTTTAGGATATGTAAGACTTCTGTTTCCCATTGCGACCAACTCATTTCATTCTCCCTAATAAGTTTGCAGGTATCACGGCATGATATTCCAATGTGTCACCTGCGTTGTCTTTAACATTGCGATCAACATGTAAGAGTTTGGGATCCAAATCCGCTTGTGATATTTGTAATACTACAATTTGATCCAACCAGGCTTCGGGCACTGACTCTGCGGTTTCAGCATAGCTACGGGCCACTTCAGGATCACGGGCCAGATAAACAACACCTGGTCGACTGTCAGTCCATTGGCTTTGTGTTGTGTTTCCTAATCCACTTTTTTGAATGCTTTTCAACAAAGGCTTGTAGGTGGCGTGATACAGATATGTATTATCTGCAAGCTCTTGAATTTTCTTGGGCTTTTGCTTGTGGGTTTTGCCATAGTCATACCAGCGATCCACAACATCAAATCCTGGCCGGAAAAATATGGCCATGGGCACACCTTGATCGCGTCTGATCATGCCCACACGGGTTTTGCCCCGGGGCACGTCGGTTTTTTCTTCGCGACCCACTTGTTGTAACCAAGCATCCGGACGCAGTCTGACCAACCAGGTGTATGGGTGTTGGCTGGCAAATAGATCGCCACCGCGTAGATAAGTTCGCAAAGGGTAGAACCACAGTGCAGGCCGTCCCGACGGTCTGGGCAGGGCCAAGGGATCGTAGCCAGGATCGTCGATATCAGGTGTGCGACCAAAATGCTGGCGGGCACTGAATCCCAACTTGTCCTGATCTGTGAATCTCACAAAGTATTCATCAGGTGATCCCGGCAAGATGGTTGCCATGTTTTCTATCTCAGTTCTAGCGTCTTGGGCTTCTGAGATTTCAGTTTCCCAAACATTTTGTCCTGGTCTGTGCTTTTGCCAAAATGCCGCACCGGCATCGGTCTGTTGTCCACTGCGTCGGATTCTATATCCCAGACTTTTCACATAGTCATACATGGCAGCAGCGATGCCCTGTCCACGATAGCGTTCATCCACTTCCAGATCCTGCGGTAACAATGTATCACCTTCTTGCACAAAGGTCACATAACCCAATTCTCGTCCATTGGATTCAGCTTGTATCTGTATCATGTCATCGCCAAGATCCTTGAATACCATGTCTATGCCTTGAAATGACACGGTCTTGTATTCTTGAATGAAGTCTCGAGCTCTCATAGGCTGTAGGGATCCACTATGACCAAGTGGCCGTTGTTTCTGCGGCCAAGATTTTCCACGGCTGTCAAATCCAAGGGAGCTTGTCCACCCAGCACCTGTATCATGTCTTCGGTGGCCTGGATCAATCCAAATATTTCCGCTTCGCTCATTTCTGCTGGCACAGGATTTTTTTGAAGAAACTGTTCGCCCTGTTCACGGTCCACAGCACTCATGAGCTTTTCTATGTAGTCCAAGGTGGCTTCTTCGTTGGCCACATAGTTTACACGTTCCATTTCATACACAAAATAAGTTTCACCGTCCACTGTGAAGTTGCCCGAGTTGTATATTCGGGGATAGAATGGATTGCGTTGATTCTGTTCAAAGAATCGCACATATCGTTTAACAACTTCCTCACGCTCGTCTTCGCCTATGCCCAGCACTTTTACGATGGTTCCACGTGGACTTTCAAAAGCCATCTGATCGCGACCTTCGCCAGCCAGTTCATAACCACGCTTGAAAAAGTATTGTTGTATCTGGTCACTGACTGATAGTTCGTCAGGATAGTTGACTTCTTTCACTGCAACTTTTGTTTTGTGTTTTCTAAATATTGAGTACAAGATAGGGTAATCTTCGTCGCCTACCATGTCTTGTATGATGGGTCTCCGGCCACCTTCACGTTGAATAAAATCGTTATAGACTTGTTGGTATACTGCTTCGGGATCTCTGCAATAGTCTTTGGATGATTTGCAGTCATCGGTAAAGCCTTCAAAGTGTATGCGATATGGGCCAATCTCTTCTACACCCACATCATCTGCGGTCAGACCGTCAAGAAAATCTTCTATGGCTCTAGGCATGCGAGCTTCAGCCACCGCTTGTTTTTGTGCCACTGGGACCCAGGCATCAATATAATCACGATTCAGCAGGTATTTGGCAGCCCAGGCCCTGTGATTGCCGTCTATGATGTAGCGATCCGCATCAATCACAATGGGCTGTCGGTCCACAATGTCTTGACTGACTCGACCTGCATGCTTTGGATCTACTAACATGGCACGACCGTAGGGATCCAACTCGGGTTCATATTCGTCATAATCCACATCATCATACTCTTGATCAGGTATGTTGAGATTCAACAGGGGCACACGTTGTAATTCCCAGTGAGGATGTGCCGCCACAGCCTTATACATTTTTTCACCAGGTCGGAAAGGTACATGATGTGTCTTGTTGATATAAGACAACACTTGTTGTGCTGTGGCTGTCTTTGATTCTTTTAGGCTGTCAAACTTTTTTACCCAGGCAAATCTTGTGCTATCTGGAATCCACTTGATGCCAGTGCCAATCCTACGTCCAGGTTCTGTGTTGACTAGAAACCAGCCCGGATCATCGCTGAAGCCTACCTCATCTTCGTGGCGCAGGATCTGCACAATCTGACCAGTCTTTTCTATCTTGGCCATGACGTGGCCGGAGATGAATTCGCTTGCACGCATTATCTGACCTCAAAGGTTGGTATGCGGACAGTGCCCGAACGCCCAGGCCACACATTTTTGGCTGTAAAACGTTTTTGTTGAAGGTCGTTGATCAAAAATCCCACACTGACATCGGCGCTGTTGTCGTGCAACCAAAACTGTTGACCGTTGCCCAGCTGTTTGAATTTGCCACGAGCCTGTGGTAATTTTTTAATGACTTGTAATACTTGTTCTGTGGACACAGGTTCGCGTCCTTCTCTGCGTTGGCGCTGAATCAAATGGCTGTCGATGGCCACACGGTAGGAACCAACTTGTTCGTTGCCCACGACCCATTCGGTGATAAATTCTTCGGCTCTCATTCTGTTATTTACGCGGTCTGCCCGCTGTTACCCGTTGTATGAGCTCGGCACTGTGCTCAATGTTGTTGTATTTTAATCTGCAGAATGTGGCACTGACTATGCCTTTTGCGTAGGCAGTGTTGAGTCCTTGTGCTATTTCATTGAGTGCTCGAGCCGCTTTAAATCCATTTTCGTTTCGGGGAATCAGTTCCGCATATTTTTCAAACAGATCTGTGCGATTGACCATGGCCTGTGCGTTGACAGCTGATTGATTGAAGTTGTCACACTGCTTTCTATATTGTCCAGCAGTGGCACGGATTTCAGTGATCTGTAGGTATTCGTTGGCATCATAGGGTGCCATCATATAGGCATCCCAAAGGGCACAACTGCTCAGTAAAACACAGGAAAAAGCAAGGACAATTCGTTTCATGACAGTATTTACTTTCTCAGCGGACTTGTGGTAGATGTCCCACGCCGTGGGTTAAGCATCACCAAATCACTGTGATAAAATGTCCACGGAATCACCTGATCGCCCAGATGCTTGTCCACGGCTTGAGCACCACGCTGTTGTGCATCTGCGATGAGAGTTTGTGCCTGTGCTGGAGTCAAGGTATAAGCATGGGCACCTTTGCTCCAACGCCCAAAAGCAGGATTGAACTTGCATTCAGCTGTGCTAAAAAGTTTGACCAGTTGTTTATCTATATCTAGGTCTCGAGGCCAAGGGCCAGTGACCAAGGCATCGTGTTCCATGATCACCATGGGCTGATCAGAATCCACGGCCTGCTGCCACAAGGCAAAATGGCTCAGCCAGCAACCTTGAGCGCCAGGGCGACGTGTCATCTTGCCTTCTGTGCTCATGGTCACTCCTGCACGTTGCCAATCTTGCGATGTTACTGTACGTCCATCCACAGCAGGAAATATTTCGTATGACCAGCCCTGGCGCTCAAGACTTTGCACACAGTCGCCTATGACTCTAGACGACGTGTGTGCAATCACATAACACCTGGGTTGAATCATGTCCGTCCTGATGCCAACACAATCTTACAGATGTGTTCTAACCTTTCTATGTGTTCATAGGCACGCCATGGGCTAGTATCAATGGCTACAACACCGTGACCTTTGATGCCCACTATATCGTAGGCTATGTTACCTTGATCGTCGAGTTCTAACCGTTCAAAACATTGATCTGCCAGCTCTTGACTGATAGGGGGTACATCAGGCACATTGGCGGCCACACGGGTGTAACGACTGAGTTCTGGAAAATCCTTCACCAACTCATTTAGCTCGATGCCTGCATGCATGGCTGCCACACAGTAGGTAGGATGCACATGTAGAACCACTCTGACTTCACCACGGTGCTGGCCCATTTGCTTTTGCAAGCCAAAGTGCAAGGGTATTTCGCCACTGGGCTTCAAGGCACTGCTGATGTCTGTGTAGGGCAGTTCTTTCCAACCCCAACGATCAGCTTGGAAACCTGTGCCAGTTTCATTCCAACTATTGGGAGGTTTGATCAAGATCTTTTTGAACTGATCGGGTTGCAAGGTCTGCTTGCGCACACCGCTTGGAGTGATATAGAAGTGATCACGGTCATGATGACGTATGCTGGCATTACCATCGCGACTGGTGATCCAGTTGCGTTTGTAAGCGTCTGTCATAATGTCACATAAAGTTTCTAGCATGTTGATCCTGTCGGGTTAGTTCTACATCGTTCCATGTATTACGATTATGCACAACACTTTCTTTCAGCAAGCGAAAGGTATGTTCCGCATCTGTTTCCAAGTATTCAAAGTGACGTCCCCATAGTGGCGGACGTCCTGTGGTGGCATCATACAGATACTGATAATGCCAGTAGTGAGTCAACCACGTCAACCTACCACTGCTCATCCTTGTGGGCCACCAAGCAAATCGTCGCATCAGTGAAACTGTTCTTCCTCTGTGGAGCCTTTCAAGGCCTGTGTTGACGATGTGGCTTCGATGGTTGTGGTGACCCGGTCAAAATATCCCGTTCCAACTTCTCTCTGATGCTTGACCGCTTCAAAGCCCTTGGCGCCGTCGGTGAACTCTTTTTGTTGTAGTTCCACAAACGCCGACATGCCATTCCTAGCATAGCCATGAGCCAGATCAAACATGCCGTGGTTAAGACTATGAAACCCAGCGAGTGTAATGAACTGGAACTTGTAACCCATGGCTCCAAGTTCACGTTGGAAAATACTGATTGTTGTATCATCTAAGTTTTTCTTCCAGTTAAATGATGGTGAGCAGTTGTATGCCAACATCTTGTTGGGATATTTGTCATGGATCGCATCTGCGAAACGCTTGGCAAAATCCAAATCCGGTGTGCCTGTTTCGCACCAGATCAAGTCAGCGTAGGCCGCATAAGCAAGTCCACGGCTGACGGCTTGTTCAAACCCGTTGCGGGTCACATAAAAACCTTCCACAGTGCGCTCGCCTGTGAGGAATGGACGATCATTTTCATCCACATCGCTTGTTACCAAGTTAGCAGCTTCTGCGTCAGTGCGTGCCAGCAACACTGTGGGCACACCCAGGACATCGGCGGCCAATCTTGCGGCATTGAGTTTGTTTACTGCTTCTCTTGTGGGGATCAAGACCTTGCCGCCCATGTGTCCGCACTTCTTGGCCGAAGCCAACTGATCTTCAAAATGTACGCCTGCGGCGCCGGCTTCGATCATGGCCTTCATGAGTTCATAGGCATTTAACACACCACCAAAGCCCGACTCAGCATCAGCCACTATGGGTTGGAAAAAGTCTACTTCGCCTGAACCTTCCATCCACTGGATCTGATCGGCACGGGTAAACGTGGCATTGATCTTGCGAACCATTTCAGGCACTGAGTTAACTGCATAAAGGCTTTGGTCTGGGTACATCTGTCCGCTTGTGTTGGCATCTGCAGCCACTTGCCAGCCCGATAAGTAGATACCTTTGAGTCCGGCCTTGACCTGTTGTAGGGCCTGCATGCCTGTGAGTGCGCCCAAGGTGGCCACATAATCTTCCTCTAATAGGCTCATCCATAGTTTGTTGGCACCACGTTCAGCCAGGCTGTATTCTACAGGATTTGATCCTTGTAGATCCACTACCTGTTCTGCTGCGTAGTTTCTCTTGATATGGTCCCAGCGTGGATTGCTTTCCCATTCTTTTCTGATGTGTGTGGCTCGTGCTGTTTTGTTTGGCATTTTGTTTCCTTTCTGTGTGATTATTTGCCGATGCTGTTGTAAATCTTTTGCTGATTGTCGTACCACTGAGTCCATCCGTCAGCACGATTCTTGCACTCGTAGTAGAGCGCATAGTTGGCTACAACCACTTCCAGCAGCGTGCTGAGATTATGGTCTTGCGGGTTGACTTGTGCCAGGCTTGGGCAAGGTTCCCGGAGCTCCTGAGGAACTTCTGGAAACTTTATTTTGACTGGCACTGTTGAGCAGCTCGATAGCAACATCAGGCACACGACACTCAGCATCAATCTTGCTTGCATTAGCCCGCACAGCGGCTTGGTTTGCATTTTTTACATCCTGTGTTAATTTTTTGTTTTGCTGAAGTTGATTATCTAACTTCTTGTTTGCTTCAGCACTTTGTTTCTGTGCCAAGATTATCTTGGCTTCAAGTTCTGCCACACGTTCACGCCAGGCACGCTCTACATCTGCGCCGCCTTTGAAATACACACCCAACACCAAACACACAATGCCTATGAGTTGTATGGGTCCACGATATAGATTAAAGTATGGTACCCAGCGGGCGATCCATGCGGCTGATATACCTACTAGGCCCACTATGATGAGACCGTTGACCAGCACCGTGATCAACCAGTCAGGTATCAGGTTCCAAAGGAATGCCAGTTGCCACATCAATGACCGCCAAATACTTCTAAGGCATGAGCATAGTGTTTCATTCTATCCTCGAGTCCAATTGTGCCCCCGTTTATTTTTTTTGTCATTGTGAGAATATCGTTGGTGTCAGCAAAACGATTGAGATTATTTGTTTCCCAGAACCAGCAGGCACTTTGCACAGCACCTTCAAAAGTTTCCAGGTAAGCTGGAATTTCTTCTACTGGTGTTTCTATGCTTTCCGCAAAGTTGGTGTAGTTGCTCTTGCCTGTGAGCTGGATCAGTCCACGACCGCAATAGCGATAACCATCACCAGAAGCTTCGTCACCATTGCCCATCCTGTTGGCATAGATCCTGTTGGCTATGGCTTCGGCCTTGTTGGGCAAGCTGGCATATTGATTGGCCATGTCATCTGTGGGAAAATATTTTGGGAATATCTTGCGTAGGCTTGCGGCACGATAATTCAAGTTTTCTTTTAAAAATGTAAATCCGCCCGATTCGTGGGCGCACTGTGCCAAGAAACTGGCCACACGCTGTGGAGTGTCAATGCCGTAGTCAGGCAACAGCTTGTTTAAAGCACTACACCATTGGTCGATGTAGGGATTTTTTGGGATTATTTGTGCCAGTTGTTCTCTAGTGATTTCCATGGGTGATTCCTTGAATACCCATATTTAGCACTATTCTTTGAGCGTGCGGTTCAAGAAATCCACTTCGTGTTCGTAGTTGTTGAGACTATTCCAAGCCCATTTCACGGCGGATTTTAGTAGCTGATATGCTGTGTGTAGCATCGTCAAAAGTTTCCTGTTCAATT